GAAGTAGAATAACGGAATTTTAAAATAATTATATTTATAAACAAAGATAATATTATATTATGGGATATTTAAGTAATACCGAATTAACAGTTGACGCTATCTTAACAAAAAAAGGTAGAGAAAAGTTAGCAGCTGGACAAGGATTAAACATCACTCAGTTTGCATTGGCAGATGATGAGATTGATTACACACTTTACGAACCAGCACATCCAAAGGGGTCTGCTTTCTACGATGCAGCAATTAAAAATATGCCTGTGTTAGAAGCTAATCCGGATGAAACTCAAGTGATGAAATATAAGTTAGTAACTTTACCAAAAAATACAACTCGTATTCCTGTTGTTGAATTTGGTGTTCCTAACATTGCGGTTAGTCAAAGAAGTGGTGAAGTATCACTTTCTCCAACTACATCTCCTGCAGGAAATAGAAGTTTAGGATATACTATCGTATTATCTAATAAAAACGCAGGTGACATTGTAGGCGAAGGTGTAACATCTGATGTAGGTTCGGTTCCTATGTTTATAGGAGATGATGTATCTGCAACCGCAGTAGTAGCAAAGGGTATAACTTTCAAATTTATTCCAAACCCATCTTTAACTTCAACTACCAGAACAACTATAACAGTTTATGGTAATGAAACGGGTGGTTCACAAACAATTCCAGTAACAGTAACTTACGTTCAATAATAAAATACTATGGCAGTAATAAGAGATAATAGAGGAACCCTTTTAGCAAGTAATTTGTCACAATACTTAGCTGGTGCAGCAAACACCACAGGGACTCCAATCGATACTAACGAATTAGTTAGAATCGTAAACCAATTTTTAGGAACCGGTGAACAAATCAGTTCTGACATAACTACCATCACAAATGGTATTTATAAAAAATTTGGAACAATTGACAAAGTAACCAATAGAACCGAAATCGTAACTTCTGGAATATGGAGTGGTGATACAGGTTCGTTGGATGTAAAAGCAAACTACACATCATCTGCACAAGTTGCATCTGTAAGTGGTAGATACTATTTAGATGTTTATAATAGTCTTACTAGTTCAGGAACGGCCGAGGTTCAATTCTCAATTGCATATGGTGATGTAAATGGATTCGGTGCACCAACTTTAACTCAAAGCGATGATTCAACTCATCCTACAAAGGCAACATATAATCAATACAAAAATGTATTATTAGATTCAGCTGACCCATATTTCAGTATATATTTAAGTAGTTCAACTGCCGGTATAGTTGCAGGTGGAACTGATATGGGTTCATTCTACGCAATTAACGTAAATAGAGCTAGATACAAAGAAAGATTAGACCCAGGTAATATTTCAATAGATTTATCAGGTTCAGTAGGATTTGTAACTTTAATTGATGATAGTGGTGGAACCGATGAAAATGTAACAACTGCTGGTAGAGTTTATAACTTGGTTAGTGGTTCATTAAACATAGGAACAGCTGCTACTGCATCTATACATAGTTACGCAGCTAAAAACGGACAAGGATATGGTTTATTCTATCCTGATATGGGAATTATATTATTAAACCCATCTGCATTATCTGCTTCTGTTGATATTAAATTAGCACCTGCATATAATTCTATTAAAGATGTATATCATCAAAAAAGTAGCACAAACGAATCTGGTTCGGTTGCATTATTGATGGCAATTAGTGGTGGTGCAGACTTCCAAGTAAGAAGAACTGAAAATGTTTCAACTTCTCATTACTTTGTAAGAGCAAACAATAGAGAATTCAACTTCTCGAATAACCCAACATTCGTAAGTGGTTCGGTTGGTGCATTTGCTAATCCAACATTTGAAAGAGACCCGAAAGTTTATATTACAACCGTTGGTTTATATGATGATGCAAATGAATTATTAGCAGTTGCAAAAACTTCTAAACCAGTTGAAAAATCTTTTGATAAGGAAATTGCAATTAAGGTTAAATTAGACTTCTAATCGGAGAATATATTAAAAAATGTAAAGCCCCCTCTTTTGGGGGTTTTTCATTAAAAGAATATTTATATACGATATGTTAAAAAGAATACCAAAGTCGGATATTAGTATAAGACCATTTAAGGCCTATAAAGAATGGAGTTTTAATGAAACTTCTGCTGAAATTGATTTGTTAGAAGCAAATTCTAATTCATCGGACTTATCTGGTCAATTTCCTAAAAATTCTATATACGGACAATTACGAGCACAATTTTATAATGGCACCGAAGATAATCCGTTTTTAAGAACAGGAGACAAATCGCCAGTATATTCAATTAAACCACTTACATCGGAAAGGTATTTGAGTGGTTCGGCTAAAGTTATATCTATTCCAAAAATATATGTTGGTGAGGGTATAAAAAAAGGTTCGGTTGTTTTAACAGATAATAAAACTCTATCATCGGAGTTTGCATATACGGATGATTCATATGGTAATTTAGAAGATTATAGAGACCAAATTAATATTTCCAAAATTGATATACAGAATGATATATTTAATTTTACCGATTTATCCGAATATGTTTATAGTACATCGTTGGAAACATATATTGGAGCATTTGATATTCAAAATAAAACATTAGATTTAATTTATAATGGAAAACCACAACCAACTATACAATTGATTAGTTTAGATATCAATTCGGGTATAGCTATTGCAGAGGATATTCCATTTTTACCAAAAGAATCACAAGGCATTAAAGTTGGTAATGTGTTTTATAGTCAAGGATTAATTGTACTAACCAGAAATTCTGCAGCTAAATTACAAAACCAATGGAATTTAGATTATAAATCAACACAAACTATATACGAACATGAATATTTGTTAATAGTAAATGAAGATGAATTTAATGTTTCACAAAATCCATCGGCAGTAGTAGAGATTGGTAAAGAAACTCAAAGATATATAACTTCCGATGGAAAAACTATGACTGTTGTTACAAATCCAGGAACCAAATATATTAGAAAAAAATCAATATTAGAAAACGGAAATGTATTGGATTATAGAATTGGTTCGGATGTAAAAGCATCTATATCAGGAGGTTTTGAACATTATGATTTAAGTGGGTCTGTGGATTCTACTGGGTCATTCTTATCACCATTTATTACAACAATTGGATTATATGATGATAATTGTGATTTAGTTGCGGTTGCAAAACTACCACAACCAATAAAATCGGAACCAGATATTCCTGTAAACTTTATTGTCCGTTTTGATACATAATTTATATTTATTAATAAACAAAAGAAAATATGTCAAAGATTTTAGACTTATACAAAGCAGCACAATCTTCATTGGGTGTTGATAAAGTAGGATTTGCAGCTGGTGTTGCAGCAAAAACTCCATACACTACAAATGATTTAAAGAAAGCAGATGACCAAGTACTAACTGCTACGAAATTTAAAACAGGTAGAGGTGGTGAAAAGAATTTTACGAAATATTCTGATACTAAACCTGAATAAAAATCCTTTATGGCCAAACAAAAAGTTACAAAAAAGAACAATCCTAAATGGGTTGCGAAAAAGTATGGGTTTAAGTCTGGTTTGGAAGAATCCATATCATCTCAAATTGAAAGTAGAGGCATACCCGTAGAATATGAAACCGAAAAGGTTGCATATATTATACCGGCGTCGGAACACAACTATCATCCTGATTTCAAACTACCAAATGGTATACGAGTTGAAACCAAAGGTAGATTTGTTGCCGCAGACCGTAAAAAACACCAATTAGTAAAAGAACAAAACCCTAATTTGGATATTCGTTTCGTATTTTCCAATTCAAAGAACAAAATCAGCAAAAACTCCAAAACTACCTATGGTATGTGGTGTGAAAAGAACGGATTTAAGTATGCCGACAAATTCATCCCAGAAGAGTGGTTTTTAGAAGAAAATAGACCATAAAATATTTGGTAATATCAAATATTTGTCGTATATTTAGGGGGTGTTGAAGCAAAATGATAAGAATATAGTCGTATCTACCCTAACTGGCGTTTTAGGTAGTCATCTCACTCTTAAAGGGAATGAGTTGGCATTTTATTGTCCATTTTGCAATCACCACAAACAAAAACTACAAGTTAATACCGAAACTCAAAAGTGGCATTGTTGGACTTGTAATAGTGGTGGTAAGAAATTGACATCTTTATTAAAAAAGTTAGATGTTGATAGAAAGACTATTTCAATCATCAGAGAAATCTACGGAGATAGCAATTATAACCCACAATTAGAGGACGCCGATACAAAGGTGTTCATTTCCTTACCAAAAGAATTTATATCGCTTAGTGAGACTCCCAAAGGGTTTAATCCAGAATATAAACACGCAATACATTACCTAACTCAAAGAGGTATTACTGAAAAGGACATAATCAAATATAATATAGGATATTGTAAAGAAGGATTGTATGGACAAAGAGTAATAATACCATCATACAATTCGGATGGGTCATTAAATTACTTCGTTTCTCGTTCGTATTATCCGGACAACAAAATGAAATACAAAAATCCCCCAATCAGCAAAAATGTAATATGTTTTGATTCACAAGTTAATTGGAATGAACCTATTATACTTTGTGAGGGTGTATTTGATGCAATCACAATCAAAAGAAATGCAATTCCACTTTTAGGTAAATTTCCATCCAGAATATTGGTTGAGAAAATCTTTATGAGTGGTATTACCGATATTATTATTTCATTGGATAACGATGCAATTAATGAGGCACTTAAAGCTGCCGAATATTTTAGAAAACAAGGTATTCATGTAAAAATGATGTATCTTAAAGACAAAGATGCCGCCGATATGGGGTATGAAAAATTCTACGAAGAGTTAAAGGAAGCTAAAGAGTTTTCATCGGAAGAATTATTATTGAACAAAATAAATTCATTATGAGTTTAAAAAAGATTTATCATATAGCGGATGTTCATATCCGTAATGTGAAAAGACACAAAGAGTATAGACAAGTATTTGAAAAAATGTTTGTAGAAATCCGTAAAAGAGGAACGGAAGATGCAATCATTTATTTAGCAGGTGATATTGCCCATGCTAAATTAGAAATGTCACCAGAATTGGTCAACGAAATTAGTTGGTTATTTAAAGAGTGTGCCAAAACTTGTCCTACAATTCTTATTACCGGAAATCACGATTGTAATATGAACAATATGGATAGAATGGATGTTCTTACTCCATTGGTTGATGCATTGGAATTGGAAAACTTTTATTATTTAAGAGATACACAGGTTTATTCAATTGGTGGTGTTGATTTTTCGGTATTTAGTATTTTAGATAATAAAGACAATTGGATTACTGCCGATAAACTATTTGGTAATAAAAAGATTGCATTATTCCACGGACCTGTTGATAATTCTCAAACTGATATAGGTTATGTGGTAAGTAGTAGACATTTTACAACGGATATATTTGATGGGTTTGATTTGGCACTTTTAGGTGATATTCATAAACGTCAAGAAATGATTAGTCCAAAAGGTTGTAAGGTAGTTTATGCGGGTTCACTAATTCAACAAAACTTTGGTGAGACATTGGATAGACATGGTTTTTTAGCTTGGGATTTAGATACAATGACTTACGAAGAAATTGATATCAAAAATGATTATGGTTATTATACTATGGATATTGACAATGGTAAAGTTCCAGTTGTAAATGATATGCCAAAACACCCTCGTTTAAGAGTAAGATTGTCAAACACCGATACTGCCGATACTAAAAAGGTAATTGCAGAAATTAAAATGAAATATGGTGTTGAGGACTTTACAATTATTAGAACGGACTCATTATCAAAAAAGAAAACAGGAGATAGAAGTAATAAATTGGACTTTGAAGATATTACAGATATAAACTACCAAAACTCACTTATAAATGAGTATGTAGAAAGAATGATGCCGTTTGTTGATAAGAGTGATTTGGCACAATTAGAAATTATAAATAGAGATGTAAATAGTAGAATTGTACATGAGGATACTTTAAGAAACATACAATGGAAACCAATTCGTTTTGAGTTTTCAAATATGTTTAGTTATGGTGAAGATAACAAAATTGACTTTACAAAGTTAAATGGGTTGATGGGACTGTTTGCACCGAATGCACAAGGTAAGTCGTCTATCTTTGATGCAATTTCATTTTGTTTATACGATAAAAGTAGTAGAGCATTCAAAGCGGCAAATATCTTAAACAATCGTAAAACAGATTTTAGATGTTATTTACATTTCCAAGTTGATGGGATAGATTATCATATTGAAAGAACTGCAAAGACAATTAACAAAGGAAAGAATGTAAAAGTAGATGTAAACTTTTGGATACAAGAAGGTGATGAAAAAACATCTTTGAATGGAACGGAACGAAGAGATACAAATCAAATAATTGAACAATATGTTGGTAAGTATGAAGATTTCGTATTGACTGCATTATCCCTGCAGGGTAATAACTCTATATTCATTGACAAATCACAAAGTGAGAGAAAAGATTTACTTGCACAATTTATGGGATTAAATGTCTTTGATAAATTATATGAAACTGCATTAGAAGATATCAAGGAAGTTTCAGTATTGATTAAAAACTTTAAGAAAACGGACTTTACAACTGAACTAGCTGAAAAAGCAACTGAGTTGAAAGAAAAGAAAGTTGAATTAAAAACATACAATGATGAATCGGATGAATTGGTAAATGAAAGAGATGCACAAAATGCAAACATATTAGAAAAAAGTAGACAATTGGTTCCTATCGATGGAAACTTAGACTTACCTGCATTGGAGTCAAAAAGAAAAGATATCAATGAGAAATTAGAACAATTGGTGGGATTATGTGGAACTAAAGAAAAGAACATCACTTTCTATAAAGAAAAGATTGAAGAAGTTAAAACTTTAATAGAAGATAAGAAAACTTATAATGGATTAAATATTGATATCGCATATTCAAACTATCAAGAAGAACAAAACAAATTAGTTGAAGCAGAAAAAGTATATTCAAATGCTAAAATATATTTAAAAGGTGCAGAAGAAAAAATTAAACATTTAGATAATCACCAATACGACCCTAATTGTAAATTTTGTTGTGATAATACATTTGTAAAGGATGCAATGAATGCAAAAAATGCATTACCAGAATTAGAACAAATAGTTAAAGATGCATTAATTGATGCCACTTCTATTCAACAAACTTTAGATAGATGGGAAGATGTTCCTAAACAATATGATGAATTAAGAGATTTAATGACATCACTTTCACAATACAAAGGTTTACTACAAACATCAGAAGCTGAACTGGAAAGTTTTGAGTCTAAACATGCTTTATTAGAAACACAATTAGACAAAGTAGAAGAAGATATTGATACCTACTATGAAAAGGAAGATACAATTGAAGCTAATAAAAAGATAGAAGGATTTATTAAAATAATAGAAGGTGAAGTCGATGTGTTAAATATTCAAATTAAGAAATTAAACCAAACAATATCAACTACAAATGGTGTTATTTCATCATTACAGACTTATATAGACGGTATAAAACAAAAGATGAGTGATGTTAAGGAATTGGAAGAAAAGAACCGATTATACACCTATTATTTAGATGCAGTAAAGAGAGATGGTATTCCATATGAATTGATTTCAAAAGCATTACCTGTTATTGAAAGTGAGATTAACAATATATTAGGACAAGTTGTAGACTTTGGTATTACATTGGAAATGGATGGTAAATCCATCAATGCAAAGATTGTTTACGAAGACCAAGAATGGCCATTGGAGATGTGTAGTGGTATGGAAAAGTTTGTTAGTGGACTTGCAATTAGAGTTGCACTTATTAATGTATGTAATTTACCTCGTCCGAATTTCTTAGTAGTAGATGAGGGATTTGGAACATTGGATGCAGATAATTTATCATCTTTATTTATGATGATGCAATATCTTAAAACACAATTTGATTTTATCTGGATGATTTCTCACTTAGAACAAATGAGAGATATCGTAGATGGATTGATAGAAATAAAAAAAGAGAATGGATTTAGTAAGATTGATTTCTAAGAACTACCTTATCAGCCTTCAACACACTAGATTGTGGTTTTGGAACACCAATGTGTTTCTTAATTAGATTTTCAACTAGGCTACCCATTTTAAACCCGTGTTCTTCACAATATTCTTTGAGAAGTTCATGGGTTTCTTTTTTTATTTGTAACATTGCGTATTTCATAACTTATTTAGTTTTCTTTAGTTTTCTATAATAGATTAAAGTATTTATTAGTTTTCTTTATATAAATATGAAATAATTCTTTTTTTGAAGATATTTATTTAAAAAGATTAAATGGCTGTTATAAAGAAAACCTTATTTGCTAAAAATTTAGATAAATTCGCAGTATTAGTAAACGATACTCAAAGTGATAGTAAATATTTTAAAATTACTGAACTACCGGACACATTAACCGGTGGTAAGAATGCATTTTTAATCGCAGGTTCCGAACATTTGGTTCCTGATACTAAAATACAAATTGAATTAAAGGACTCAGCGGGTAATGTTATCTATCACGAACCAGGTGAAGGTATACTGTCGTCATCTATTGATGGTACAGGTTTTATTACACAATATTATGAGGGTGTTTCGAAAGTTGTTGCAGTATATGTTTATCCGGATACAGCATATGGCCCATGTACATTAACAATATTGGGTGAATTAACTGAGTATGAGGATGGTAATGGTATTTTAACACCCGTTCCATTAGATTGGGAAAATAAATACAATGTAAAGTGGCAAAAACAAATTGATGTTAACCCATCGTTAGCAAATACTACTAAAATTCGTTTTTACAAAAGACCAACAGTTACGATATCGGAATTATTAGACCCAATATATAGAATAGATGCAACAACTGGATTAAAAGTAAATACGGGAATAAATCAATCGTTTGCAAGTATAAAAGTATCGAATTTAGAAACATTTGCAGGAGATGTGAAAAGAGTAAAAGTATTTAGAACATCTTTGGGTGATATTTCTGATTATGATTTAATACAAGATATATTAGTTGAGTCAAAAGAATTATTAACCACTTTTGGATTGAGTGGCAGTGTTATTGGAAATACTGGAACATTTACATCGGAAACTCTTAAAAATTATTGGATTACAGGTTCTTTGACACCACATCTAACATCGAGTAGAGTTGAAAGTGGTGTTGCATTAAATGGTAGTGGATATTTTACACATAGTGCATCGTTAGATATTCGAAATACAAACACATATGAATTAAATTTAGATGCATTTTATTCAGCATCCGCAGATAGTAATTTGGGTATTTATTTAAGTCAAGTTACAACTTCAACAGATGGTATAACACCTTTGGTTATATCAAGTAGTATTGCAACTTTGATAGGAACACAACCTACTAAAAATTTATTAGATACGGTTATTCCATTTAAATTAGATAGAAATTATCCAGATGCAAAATTATATTTTTCACAATCACGAGGTGAATGGCATTTAGGAAATATTAGTTTAAGATTATCACAAGATACCGCATTTTCTCCTGATGAGATTTCTTTTATTACAACAATGCCTACGGTAGTTGGTAATGAAGATTTCAATTTTAAGTTTGAATTTTATGATGTAAATAATAACTACGTTCCAGTATTGGTTACGGGTAGTGCAAATTTCACCGGCGGTTCAAATGCAATTACAAAATTGTTAACATTTGAATCGGATAGAACTGCGTTTAGATTTGCAACCGGTTCTTTTGCAAATCCACCGAATCAAAATGTAAGATTTAAAACAATAAAAACAAACTTCACAGGTGGAGTTACATATGCATCATCAGCTTTTGATGTAGGTGGAAACTATATACAACCATCCTCATATGCGGGAACTTATCCAGGTTGGTTTACATCTCAAAATGATAATGGTGCACTTTTAAGTATCGCAAGTTTTAGTGGAAGTGTTAGTAGTGTATTAGTTGGTTCAATTGTATATACCGCATCTTGTGAGGGGTTTGAAGAATATGAAACAATTTATAGATTTGAAGATGGTGACAATGCACCGGGTGTATTTGTAACTGCCAATACAAATCAATTTATCTACAAAGCAACAGACCTATCCTTAAACCCATCAGGTCAAATTATTACAATAGAAGCTAAGAGGAAAAATTTAGCATCATCAATAACACCATTAACGGTTAATTCTGCAAGTGGGACTCCACCATTAACTTTTGTATCAACAAATCCAACAAATGGTGTAGATACTTATACATTAGCCGGTTCATCGTATCCATATTCGGTAGGAGAAAGAATTTATTATATATCAGGGTCAGACCAATTCAATAATGAATTTTCAGATGCAATTAAAATATCTCCTGTAAAAATATTAGATGGATTGTCTGTAATTCTTACAAACGATAATGCATCATTACCTGCACTTTCTACGGGATTTATTGAGAGTGGTTCTTTTGTATTGAGTAGTGGTTCGGTTAGTGTTAAAGTTGGTAATGAAATTATAGCACATAGTAATGGGTTGTCTGCAAATAATAGATTTGATGTTATATCAGCAGTTGCTACCAATGTTCAAACTGGTTCATTAAATTATTCTACTACCGATTATTATATAACCAGATTGGATGCTGATAGTGGTTCTTTGAATTTGACTATAAGATACAAAGATGGAATGGGTGATACAACCGATACGACAAAATTGGTAACATATACTAAAAATAAAAAGGCTGCACCGGTATTAAACTTTGTAATTGGTAATAATAATCAAACTGTTACTGCAAAGTCAACGGGTGAACAAATCGATTCATTTGTTAATTCAACCTTTTTAGTGAATGAAACATATAATGGAGCAACTACACAAAAGACATTTACTCCAACATCAATTACTGCTACTAATTCATATAGTGGATGGACTGCTACGGCAACATCATTAACATTACCGAATTTAGCAAATGCAACAGATTCGGTGGATATATCAGTAACCGGTTCCGTAGTTGATTCCGAAAATACAACAAGATTAGTTTATGGAAATATTTCATTAGCAAAATCTAAAAAAGCAGTACCGAGTGTAGTAATTTCTGCAACTCCTCAGTCACAAACAGTTGCAGCCAATTCGGCAGGAGTTCAAACAGGCACATTGGCCAATGTAACTATAACTGCTTTGGAAGGAGCAATTAGTAGATTTACATCTATGGTGATTCAAGGAACACCTGTTGGGTTTTCAACTGCACCTACGGTTAGTGGTAATACTCTTACAATGACATCTGCGGTAATGAATGCCGATGAAGCATCTGTGACATTGACCATAACACATAGTGATAGTGAAGGTACTACTGGTCAAACTAAAACCATTACTATTCGTGCTTCGAGAGTTAAACAAGGAGAAAGTGGAGTAGTTGTAAATTTAAATCCTGCCTCACAAATAGTAACGGTAAGTAATACGGGTGTATATGGAACACCTACTTCATTTGTAGTTAGTGTTGTTGAAGGAGCTACTACATACACATATGATGGTACATCCCCATATGCTGCATCTACCTTTAGAATAGCAAATTTAGTAGGAGGAACAAATACCAATGCAACGATTACACCCACTAAACCAACAACAACATCCGGAACAAATGTAACATTTGATGTAATATATGTGAACGCAGCTGGTACTTCTACAACCGTTGCACAATCCCATAAAGTATCCGTTGCATTGGATGGTCAAACAGGACCAGGTGTTGTATTTACCGGTGTGTGGGTACCTGACAGAGCATATCAATTTAGTACGGGTGCCGGTACGGGCCGTAGAGATGTTGTTCTTTGGAGTACGGATGGTAACGCTCCATATGAAGTATATTATGCAGCAATTAGACAACATACATCTGCGACAGGAAACGTAGCAAATGGTTCACCTAATCAAACATCTCAAACCGGTTGGGAAAGTTTAGGTACACAAGATTTCTTTGTAGCAGCTAAGATAGGTTTGTTTGAAGATTCATATGTTCAAAGTACATTAAATATTGGTACAAATAGTACTACCACATTTAATACTTCCAACATAACACTTGCGGGTGGTACTGCGTATCCATATTTTTCATTAGGTCAAGCTGTCGCTGGAGTATATAATGCAAATGGTATTTTTATAGGTGCGGTTAATGATAATGGTACAAAATATAGAATGTCACTAAAATCTGCTGGTAATGCTCTTACTTGGGATGGTAGTGCACTTACGGTTACGGGAGCAATTAGTGGTGGTACAATTGCAATTGGTAGTGGTGACACCATTTTCAAAGCAGATACAAGTGGAATTTATTTAGGAAATGCCACATTTGCAGATGCACCATTTAGAGTAACACCTGCAGGTGTAATGACGGCATCTAATGCAACAATTACTGGAAATATAACTGCTACATCTTTAACATTATCGGCTGGCGTTACTATTTCAAATACAAGAATTGATGGATTGGGTGCACTTGCAACTAGAAATTCAGTCAATGCAACTTACATAGATAGTAATTCGATTACTACAAATCAAATTGCTGCAAATACAATTGTAGCGGGTAACATTTCATCATTAAAATTTAGTGGTAAAGATGCTAGATTTGATACTGGTTCAATCGCTGGTTGGAATATGGATACTACCGGTTTATATAAAACAACGGGAACTTATACATTAAGATTAGCATCTAACTCACAAAGAATATCAATTACCGAAACATCGGTAAATAGTGTTGATTCGATAGATAGGGTTAGAATTGATGCATCTGTGGATATACCTGAAATCACCGTATCAGATACCGCTTCACTTAACTGGTCAAATTCGGGTGCAAATGTGGGTGCGTTGTATGGAGACGATAGTCCAAGTGAAGAATATCATACTACCGGATATGCATTACCAGATGGTGTTTCGTATAATTATGGATATGGGTTTGGTATAATTGGATTACAATATGCAAACGAAGAAATATTCGTTGAAGCTGAGGCTTTTCCTGATATATCAAACACCATTACTGGGTATGCAGCACTTCCAGCATTCGGTGAAACGCACACCGTTTATGGTTTTTGGAATTGTTCATTACGAGTTAGACAATACCCAACTGCAACGGATGCTCAAAATGAAACGAATGCAAATGCAACATATGGTGTAAAAGAAACTTTACTTGGATATAGAGAATTTAGACAATCATACGCATCGGGAGTAGATGCACCACCTAATATAGATAATCAACAAGTATATGGTGCAACTATACCGGCGAATGGTGGTGGTGGAATCAATACACCGGGTATTGCAATTTGGTATAGAGTTGAAGTGATACAAAATTGGTATTTACAAGCTACAGGTGGTAATAATGATAGTCAAATTTTTGCATATAAACCGGCAGCTGATATATTTGTGAAATATGGTAGAGTACAAAATGGTTATTCAGTATTCTCACCTGGTGGGTTGCAAGTTTATCAGGGTGTTAGAAATTATATGAATGCATCACTTCCGGCCGGTTCAACAGGAGATTCATCAAACTTTTTTATAGTAAAAGGTAAATCTCAAATTATTGGTTCATTGAATGTGACATCTGGATTTAGTGCAAATAATAAACAATTTAAAATACAACATCCTATAAATGAAAATAAATGGTTATATCATACTTCAATAGAGGCACCAAGAGCTGATTTGATTTATAGAGGCCATTTACAATTAGAAAACGGAAGTGGAAGTTGTTTAATAGATTTATCATCAAGAATGTCAGATGGCACATTTGAATCATTTACAAAAAATTCACAATTATTTTTACAAAATGAAAGTGGTTTTGATAGAGTAAGGGGAAGTGTAATAAGTGGTTCTATAAATGTAATTTCAGAAAACATTAATTCAAATGATGTAATTAGTTGGATGGTAGTTGCAGAAAGAAACGACATCGATATACTAAAGTCACCATTATATGATAGAGATGGTAATTATAAAACTGAAAATTTTAAATCTCAATATCTTGATGAAACTCGCCACGAACGACTTGCAAATTTTAATAATGTTATATGATAGTTTTTATTACAACAGGTTACGGAAAAAATGTTATAGGTGGTGCAGATTTGTGGTGCAATAACTTTATAGAAAATGTTTTACCATTAGTCAAAGACGATTATAAAATTGTAATCGATGGTAGGCCTTTAATTAAAGAATTTGGTGCAATCTACACTTACGAAAACGAAAAAGAAGTTGATAAAATTTTAAGAGAATGTGATAAAATTATATTCTTACATCATTCTTATAAACCAAATCCAATTATTAAAAATTATTTACACAAAACCTATCTTACATTTGTCCATGCTTTTATTCCTGATATGTTGGGATTAAATTCTGATTATGAAAATATAATGACAAAAGTAGATTGGGAATGGCAAAAAGAAATATTAGACAATTCGGATAATATAGTTTGGATTGGATATGAAAACGATACAATACATAAAGAATATCCACAAACAAAAACTATTACAAACTATTATGAATGGAAACATAATAAACCATTTACAGGAATTGTAAGTAATAAAATTGGATATGCTGCAAGATGCGAAACTAGAAAGAATGCACACTACTTGGATTACATTCCATCAATCATATTTTCAAACAAATATGATTACAAACGAATGTTGGAAGGGTCAAAAACCAATTCGGACTATCATAGGTTTATAGAATTTGATTATCATTTTCATAATAAATTTTTCGAAGGAAACTTTCAAATATTTCATGGATGTTATACAAAAGAACCATTTGGATATGCAATTTTTGATGCAGTTGATAATGGTAAAGTTCCAATCATACATACGGATTGGATGAAACATATTGATTACAAATATAGAGCAAATTCTAAAGGTGAATTTCATCAAAGATATTTAGAATTACAAGAAGACACTTTTGAAAAAATAAATTTAGAATTTTGTAAATTAAGAGACGGATTAAATGAATATACAAATAAACAAAATTGGATTAAAGAAATATGCAGTTACTTAACGAAACACTTATAAAAAAATATCTTACAAATAATCACACTATTAATGAAAATGGTGATGAAATATTAGAACCAATAAAGTATCGTTGGTCGCACGGTGCAACCGATTTACATCTGGGTGACGGTCTTTTGGTGTATTCTTTCATTCAGTTTATTAGAGCAAAGGTATGCGTCTGTATTGGGTCAGGAGGTGGATTTATACCTCGCTTAATGACGCAAGCTAGAAAGGATTTGTGGGAGCAAAAAATATTTAATGGTAATAATTCTCCGGAATGGGGAGATATTGGAACTACCATAATTGTAGATGCTGCAAACGGTGTTGGTGGTTTTGCCGATTGGACTGATGAGAATTCTTTTTTAAGGCAACACTTTTCACCGCAAGTTATATTGGAAACTTCAGAACGAGCATTTTACGATTATTTCGTAAGACAAGATATTAAAATTGACTATTTACACATTGATGGAGACCACTCATATGAAGGTGTAAAAAAAGATTTTGAATTATACTCAACAATTATGTCTGAAAATGGTATCATAACCATACACGATGTAGACCAAACATATCATGATACATTTATTGTAACCGAAAATGCAAAGCAAGATTTTGCATCCTTTGATGGCCCGGCAAAATTTATTAAAGATTTAGAAAAAAATAGTGATTGGAATTTGGTAAATTTAAAAAATTTTCGTATGTTTGATGTAAATTGTTCAAGTACTGGTTTAGCACTGCTAACAAGAAAGCTTAATAAAGATTAATAAAAAAGTTAAATGAATAAAGTAAGATTAGTTACAGTTACTGGTAGCAGGGTAGAGACTTTGTGGCATATGCTGAATCATTATAAAGATTTAGTAGACGAAATGTATGTCATAGTTTATGAGTGGGAGGGTTCTAGTACTTATAATGAAGTTTTAAAAATAACAAAAGAATTTGATACAGCAAAAATTGTAGAAAGAGTAACCAAAGAAAAATTTAATTGGGAATACGTTACTCAATTATATAATGAAACTAAAATGTTATTTCCTAACGATTGGTGGATAGTTTCAGATGATGATGAGTTTCATATTTACTCAAAACCATTACAGGAAATTATTTTAGATTGTAATAGAAATGGTTGGGAATTAGTACGAGGTGGATTTATTGATAGAATAGGACAAACTGGAGATTTTCCAAAGATAAATAAAAAAGAAAATATATTTGAACAATTTCCAGTTGCAGGATTTTTTAGATATCCAATGAGTGGTGCATGTCCAAATAAAGTTTGTATAATGAAAGGTTATATAGAAATAACACCCGGTCAACATTACGCAAAAATAGATGGACAAACTACATGGAGATGGCAAGGTTGGAATCACCCATTGATTGCACCTGTTGATGATTATAATGTTCAGGTCCACCATTTTAAATGGGATTCTACATGTGTAGAAAGAATTAAAGCAGTGGCAGATATTAAAAAAGATTATTCATTTTCGGATGAATATTTAAAAATGTATCAAGCTTTAAGAAGAAATAATTTTGAGTTAGATGTTACAAACGATGAGTATATGTTTGAATACATCGGCCAAAAGCAATATAAACAATGGAATAAATTATTTAAAAAAATTATATCTATATAAACAATAAGTTACACTAAAATGGTAGATTCAAAAAAATTATCAATCATAGTTCCGTACTCAAATCGTCTTGAAGATTTGTATAGTTTCGTCGGACACATGGAATATTTTCTAAAAGATAAATTAGATTATGAAATACATTTCATCGAACAAATCGACGCAGATGTATATTTTAATTATGGTAAACTATGTAATATTGGTGCAGCTATAACATCGGGTAAATCTGATTATTTTGTATTTCATGACATAGATGTTTTACCAAAGCAGGAAACATGTAATTATGATTTTGATTATTATCCAACACATCTTTGTCCTAATTTGAAACCATATCCACATTGGATTGGTGGTGCATTTAAAATATCAAAAAAAGATTTTATAACTGCAAATGGATTTAGCAATGACTATTGGGGTGGTGGATTTCATTGGATTGATTTTCTTTATAGAATGAAGAAACACAAATTATTACCATCTAAAAGATTTTTTACAAAAAACATATACAAATCACACACATTAACCGATGTAAAGGAAGTTAGTAAATACATTAAAAAAACAATATATCCATTTATTTCAAATGAAAATAATTGTTGTTTTATTAAAGCCAACAAAACTACTGATTACATTTTTGAAGATTCTTTTACAATATCAATGAATGTTTATATAAACGATAACCAATCAACAAATGGTTGTATAATAGGTAAGCAAGGATATGATATGGGAATTTATATTATGAAAAATGAAGCCATAGTTGTTAAATTGTGGGGAAGTAATGGTGAGTATTATCAAATTTGGTATCCACATAAGGTACACACAAATCAATGGATTAATTTATCATTTAAAGTTGATTTTGATACTAAAAAAATGACATTATATGTTGATGGGAAAAAAGTAGATAGTACAACCATTGAGTGTGATTATTTAATGGATTTTAAAGGTAAAGATTTATGGATTGGAAGTTTGGCATTTAAAGATACATTTGAAGGCAAAGTATCAAATCTTTTATTATTCGATTATGCATTAACGGATTCGGAAATACTAAAACTATATACCGATGGATATAAGACAAATGATGATGTCATAAACACCAACTTTGAAGCAGCAATATCAATTTCATTTAATAAAAAATTTGGAGATTTTTATGTAGACGAATCCAAATCACATTCAAATGCAAGAATAGTTTCAACAGGCCTACATCAAGAGATTTTTTCAGAAGAATTGAACCTATCATATGAGTTTGATATGCCGGAAATTTCAAACGGCCGTTTTCAAATTTTGGAAAATTCAAAAAAATTCAGTAACTTAGAAAACTACAACTGGAAAAGAAAAGATGAATCATTTGAAGAAAATGAAAAAATATTCTTTTATGAAATAGCAACAGGAGTATTAAATACTGACAAATTTGGTTTGAATACATTATCATATGATTTAGTATCAACCGAAGAAATAAAAACAAATGTATATAAACATCAAATAAAAATATAAATTAAATGGCAAAATTAAAGTTACAAAATGACTCAACACCGGATACTTCATTGGAAACCGTTGTATTAGAAACTAGAAAAGTAAAAGCATTAGAAAAAATTGCAAATTCATTGGACGCATTAACTATATGGTTTGAAGAAATCAATAAAAACGAATGGAGTGATAGAGTTGCATACTATTTGTATGAATTTTATAACATTGCGAAAAATAATTCAAATGGTGAAACCCAATCGTTTGATGCAAATACACCAACAACCTTCCAAGAAGATGGTGAACTGGCACCACCACCAAGAAAAGTAAGACCAAAGAAAGATATAGAAAAAGTTTAATAAATGAAATTAGGAATAATAGTTCCATATCGAAACAGAGAATCACATCTAAAGAAATTTTTAGATGGTATAAAATCATATTTTAAAACACAAAAATTAAAATATGAAATTATAATAGTTGAACAACTTGATGATAAACCATTTAATAGAGGTAAATTATTAAATGTCGGATACATTAAAGCTAAGCAATTAGGATGTGAATATATTGTATTTCATGATGTGGATATGATACCAATAGAAGTAGATTATTCATATTCGGAATTACCATTACATCTTGCAACTAATTTTGAATTGGAATATGACAAATCAAAAAATTTAACATTTGATGATTATTTTGGTGGAGTAACAATGCTTACTGCTGATATATTTGAAAAAATAAATGGATATTCTAATTTATATTGGGGTTGGGGTTTTGAAGATGATGACCTTTTATTCAGAGTTAGTGAAAAGAAAATACCAATTGATACTAAAGTAATAGGTAAAAATGAAGTAAAAAAATTATATGGACTTTCGTTTAACGGAGAAGAATCTTATATTAAGATACCAAAAAAAGATTTATTAGATTTTGAAAAAGATACATCAATATTAATTAGTTTTAAGCCCGATGAAATAATATCAAATCCAAATAACGACTATGATGAATATACGGTTTTTTCAATACCAGGATACGATACCTCTATAAGTTATAATTCATTTAGAAGATATAAAATTGATTTTTGGGATAATAACAATGAATGTACTTCTATAAATTCGGAAATATTAACAAATCATTTTACACAAATTTGTTTAACATATGAATACGAATCAAATCAATTTTCTTTTTATAAAGATGGTGAATTAATTGCAACAAAACAATTGAATGCAATTCCAAAAGATTATTCCGAAGAAGAATATTTTTATTTAGGAATTGGTTCACCAAACAGAGATGAAAATAAAAATAGTTTTTTTGGTATGATTTCTGAATTTGCAATTTATGATTGTGCTTTAAAAGAGAAAGAAATAATGGTATTATCTGAAAATGTTTTAGAAAATTCATTATTAGAAAATTTTAGAGCTTATAAATCATCTCAACATTTAAAATTATATTATGATTTTAAATTTTATAAAAATAATTCTTTAATAGACTTATCTTTTAACAATAACGATGGTGAAATAATCAATTCTCATTTTGTTAAATCACAAGAATCATTGGGTAAAGAAATGGTAGTACCTTATAGAAGAAAATCTTTATTTAAATTGTTATCACATAAAACAAATAGTTGGAATGAGAAAAACTGGGTGCACAAAGAAACCAGAACAAATCAGCTTAGGTTTTTAAACCAAATCAAAACAAAATTGTATGATACGGATAAGGATGGTTTAAATAATTGTACTTATCAAATTTTAAATGATATCAAAGTAAATAACTACCATCACCTATCAGTTTTATTATAATGGCACATAAATTAGGAGTATGCGTACCATATAGAAATAGAGAGGAACATATGAATCAATTTGTTCCCCACATTTCTAATTTTTTAGATAAACGAGGTATAGACCACACAATATATATTGCGCATCAAAGAGATGAATTTCTATTTAATAGAGGTTTAATGAAAAACATTGCTGCTAAACATGCATTCGATGATGGATGTGATTACATCGTTTGGCATGATATTGATATGGTTCCTGAAGATGAGAGTTGTGACTATTCGTATCCAGAAGAAAATCCTCAACACATTGCAGTTCGTATTTCTCAATCGGATTATCAATTAAAATATCAAGAATACTTTGGAGGAGCTATATTGTTTACAAAAGAACAAGTTATGGCAACAAATGGTTATTCAAATGATTATTGGGATTGGGGTATGGAAGATGATGATTTATTTTGGAGATGTGTTAAAGAAGGTATGGTGGATAAACAAACTATTGACTTTGCAAAAGTAAAAAATGTAGCAGTATTCAATGGAGTTGATTCTTATATAAAAATACCAAATAAAGAAAATTTAAGATTAGCAATTTCAAATTCTCATACAATTTCTGTTTTAGTAAAAGCAGAACAACAAATTGAAAAAGTACCTATCTGGTTGATAGGTGACCAAAATAGACAATTTGTAGAATACCCTATTTTCAGAAAACCTGGATACGATTGGGGATTATCTTTTAATAATAGTAGAGCATATACGGGTATGTTATGGAATGCACACAGAGAACATATATACCAGTGGTTCAAACGATATGAAGGTGAATGGACTTGGGTAACAATGGTTGTTGATGATTTAGAAAAAAAGATGCATTTTTATTTAAATGGTAATGAAAGTGACTCGAGAAACGGAACGGGTACACAATCGCCAGTTTCATATAATTATAACTTGAAAAGATATGGTACTGAACCATTTTTTATAGGCCATACACCAACAGTTGAGCCATTCCAAGCCAATGCATATTTTAAAGGTGAGATTGCTGATATAAAAATGTGGGACAGAGCATTATCAAAAGAAGAAGTTGCAGAATTGCATAAACAATATTCTACTGAAGGTTTGGTTCTTCATTATAATTTTGATGAAATTGTAGATGATAAATTTGTAATAGACCAGGCAGAATTAAATGATGGGGTAATGTTTAATACCGAAATAATAAAATCGGAAATACAAATACCACATGTAATTTTACCACATAGAAGGGATGGTAGATTTTTTTGTTTACCACATGAAACCGAAGGTTTGATAAATGTAAATGGAATAGATAAGTGGGCAAAGGGTGAAACAACAGCTGCAAATGAAAGACGATATGTGTTACAAATGCAACAAGATAAAATAGATTATAAAACAGATGGTATTAATAGTATGAAATACAAATATTTGAGCACAGAAAGAATATTTGGAAATCATAAAATGATTAATGTTCATTGTATAAAATAAAATAAATGGCAGACGAAAAAAGAGCATTCTCAGAAAATCCAATTTACCTGAGAGTAAAAGATGAGTTAAATGAAGTTGGACCTGGTATGTGTTTGGCCAAATGGACACAAGTAACTTTACAATTACAAAGTGGACATAATCACTCATGTCACCACCCTAGAACTCATAAAATTTCCGAACAAGAAATTGCACGAAACCCATCAGCACTTCATAATACACGATATAAAAAACTTCGTAGAAAAGAAATGTTACAAGGTAGTAGGCCTACGGAGTGTGATTATTGTTGGAATGTGGAAGATAGTTCCGATAGATTTAGCGATAGAATATTTAAATCAGGAGAAAGTTGGTCTTATCCATTTATGAAAGAAATAGTTGAATCGGATTGGAGAGAAGACTATAATCCAAAATATGTAGAAGTTGCATTTAGTAATGCCTGTAACTTTAAATGTTCATATTGTGGCCCTGCGTATAGTTCTAAGTGGGTGGAAGAAATTGAAGAGTTTGGACATTATCCAACATTGGATAAATTTAATTCGGTTGATTGGATGAAGCAAGAAGATAAATTTCCAATCCCACATAGAGAACATAATCCATATGTAGAAGCATTTTGGGAATGGTGGCCGGATTTATATAAAGACTTACATACCTTTAGAATTACTGGTGGTGAACCATTGATGTCAAAGGATACTTGGAAAGTATTGGACTATATCATTGACCACCCAAATCCAAATACTGAATTAAAATTAGCATTCAATTCAAATTTAGGTGTACCAACTGAACTTGTAAAAAAGTTTATTGAAAAAATAAAAAGAATTGAAGACGAAGGTAGAGCTAAAGAGATTGTTATATTTACATCATGTGATACTTGGGGAGAGCAGGCAGAATATATACGAACTGGGTTGGAGTTTAATAAATTCTGGGACCACGTTAATATGATTCTAACAGAATGTCCTAGAGTTATTATTACTTTCATGTCAACATATAATGCATTAAGTTTATTCAATTATGAAAAGTTAATACACAACATTTATAATTTAAAAGACCAATATGCAAGTTCGGATAGATATTGGAACTCAGCAGTATTTTTGGATTCATCTTATTTGAGATACCCACTACATCAGACAGTTCAAGTCCTTCCATTTGATTTTGCTAATTTAATATTAGACCAAGCTAAATTGATTACATATTATGCTGCACCTTCATTTGACCATAGACATGTGGGATATAGTGATGTTGAAGTACAAAAAGTAAAAAGAATCTATGATTGGATGTTGGCACCACAAGATTCACAACAACAAATGAAAAACAGATATAGTTTTTATCAATACTTTTCAAATCACGATATTAGAAGAGGAACTGATTTTTGTAAAACATTCCCTGAATTAGAAGAATTTTATAACTTCTGTAAAACAATACAATTATGAGTTTAAGAATAGGAAAAGAAGATATATATTTCATCCTTCCAGAAAGTAGATATGCGGTATCAACTAGAATTGACAAATATATGGAAGAAGATTTTACATTATATGTAAAAGCAAAATCTATAAATGAATCATTAGAAAGAGGAAAAGAAGCATTTCTATTTGCAAGAAATGGAATGCACTCAGGTATATCATTTTATAAAGATGAATTTGATGAAATTTGTATATCATTTACTTATTGGTTTAAAAATAAAGAAGGTAAAGGAGAAATCGGCCAAGTTTATTATAGATTGAATGCTGAACAAAAAGATGCATCAAATGAGTATATGATGATTTGTGATAATTTTATAGATAGAAAAATAGATTGTTATGTAAATACGGAATTAGTTGGTACTATTGATTTTAATGGTATGGATAAACAATCATATGAAAATGGATTCTATTGGTTGGGATGTGGTAGTATGATAGGACCAGAAGAACATAGATGTATTGGTGATTTTGAATTTGATACTTTATTTCTTTTAAATAAAAAATTAGAAAGAGCCGAAATAGATGATATATTGGATAACTATAAAGAAAAATATACTACAACGGTTCATAATGATTTAAAAAAATTCAAATCAGATTATCAATTAAGAAAGCATTTTGCATTCTTTTGCGATTTTAATCAAAGAAATAGATACAAAGTTTGGGACATAAGTTTCAATGGAAATAATCCCCAAATTTATATAGAAGATAATATTTATTTTTAAAGTTATGAAAGTATTAATTACAGGTGGTGCAGGATATTTGGGTTCGGTATTAGTTGGTAAACTATTAGAACAAAGTTATGAAGTTGTAGTATTAGATAAATTATTGTTTAATCAAACTTCATTATTACAATATACATGCAAATCAAAGTTTAAATTTATTCATGGAGATGTTCGTAATGAAGAACTATTGGAAAAACTTTGTAATGAAGCCGATGTAATTATTCCATTAGCAGCAATCGTAGGATTTCCTGCATGTGCAGCAGACCCAAAATTGGCAAAAGAAATTAATTTTGACCAAATTGTAAACATAGTTAAGTTTACAAATAATAAAGGTAAAAAGATTTTATATCCAAATACAAATAGTGGATATGGATTGGGTACCGGTCAGTTGGAATGTACCGAAGAATCACCTCTCACACCAATATCGGTTTATGGGCAAACCAAATGTGACGCAGAAAACTTTTTAAGAAATTGTACGGACGCAATCGTATTTAGATTGGCAACTGTATTTGGAGTTTCACCAAGAATGAGAACCGACTTATTGGTAAACGATTTTGTTTATAAAGCAATAACCGACAAATATATTGTTGTGTTCGAAAAAACATTTAAAAGAAACTTTATCCATATACAGGATGTTGCATTTACTTTTTGTTTTATGATACAACATTATGATAAATACAAAGGTGAAATTTTCAATGTAGGATTGAGTAATGCAAATCTTTCAAAACAAGAGTTATTAGAAAAGATACAAACTCATGTAAAAGATTTTGCAGTATCTTATAATGATTTTTATGAGGACCCAGATAAAAGGAACTACATTGTATCAAACGACAAATTAGAAGCAACTGGATGGGGCCCACAATGGAATTTAGATAGAGGTATTGACGAACTTATAATGGCATACCAAATGATAGTTCCAAAAATGGGTTTTGAATTTAGAAATGGGTTTCCTTTAGGATATGCAAATCAAACATAATATGAGTAACAAATGGGATGAGTTCCAAATTACTCCATCGAAAAAATTTGGTTATGATGTTCCACAATTTCAACCATCGGTATTTAGAGAATATAGAGGTGAAATATTTACAACATATCATTCCGAAGAACATCCGGTGATGAATCATATTCACTATGATAAGAATGAACTTTCTATTCACGGAAGATTTTCTCGTTCTTATAAAGGTGTATTGAGGGGATTGCACTGGGATAATAAGACATGGAAATTAGTACAAGCAGCAGTCGGTGATATCTACTTAGTTGTGTTAGATATGAGAGAGCAATCATCGACATATGGTGAGTGGGAATCATTTATTATAAGTGAAAGATTGAGAAATCAAATATTAGTTCCACCTGGATTTGCAAATGGACACTACGCACTAACCGATTGCATGTTTCATTATAACCTATTTTATAAAGATGGGTATGTTGATGCAGATGAGCAAGGTGTAGTTAAGTGGAATGACCCGGAATACCAAATGGAATGGCCAACAAATAATCCAATATTACAAAAAAGAGACAGATAATGAAAATACATTTTTTTGGTTGTAGTTTTACGGAAGGTGGTGGCCTCGATAATTTTGAATATTATAATAAAAAAGAAAATAAAAATTATAATATAGACAATAATATAAGAGAGCAATTTGAAGAAGTTAGATTATTTAAAGAAGCAAATAGATATTCAACTATTGTAGGAAATTTATTGGATGTAGATGTTTACAATTATGCAGAAGGATGTAATTCTAATGAAAATATTTTAAATAAAGCTTTTGAAATTGTAAATAAAGATACTACCACATATAATGATGTTTTTATAATTCAAACATCGATTTATAGTAGAAAACATTTTTGGTATGAACCAACGAATGATTTTTATAGTATCAATGCATTGGGAAAAACAGATTGGCCATACCAAAATAAAGAAGAATATATGCCATTACATCAATTGTATAATTTATATTCTATGTATTCTCACAACGAAGAATATGAAATGAAAAAATTATTAAATCAAATTGATTTATTCAATTCATATTTTAAAGAAAAAAATATAAAATTATTTTGGGCACCATGGCCGGAATTAACATCATCTATAATTAATGAAGAAATAGTAAAATTTAATAAAAGTATAGAAGATAAAAATATAATATTGTTTGATGGGTTTAGTATGGGTACATTTGCATCTAATAAAAAATTATTAATGTGTGATGAATTTGAAGATGTAACCGATAGACATAAATCAACAATGGGACATAAAACAATTGCAAATAAAATAGTAGAATTTTTAAAAGAAAAGTTATGATAAAAAATTTAGAACAATATCCAATAGTAAGAACCGAAACTGAAATAGGTTGGACTCCTGAAAAATTAATTAGATTTGAAGATAGAATAGTTGAACATTGGTCTAATGCAAAAATAAGAGGCCCTATTCACTTATCAAATGGAAACGAAGAACAATTGATTGAAATATTCAAAAGAGTTTCTGAAAAAGATTGGGTATTCAGTACTTGGCGTTCTCACTACCATTGGTTATTAAAGGGTGTTTCAGCCGATTATGCAGAGGAACTAATCTTACAAGGTAAATCTATAACCTTATGTGATATAGACGAAAAATTCTATGCATCTGCGATTGTAGGTGGGTCTTTATCAATTGCATTAGGTGTTGCAATGGGAATTAAACAAAAGGGTAGTGATGAAAAGGTATTTGTATTCGTAGGTGATATGTCATTTGAAAGTGGTATATTTTATGAAGTGCATAAATATGCCAGAAACTTTGACTTACCGATTATATTCATAGTAGAAGATAATGGGGTATCAACATACACCCCAACCGATGCAACTTGGAATGTTAAAAGAGAAATACCATCGGATGTAATTCATTATACATACAAATCAAAATTTCCACATTACGGAACGGGTAAGTGGATAGCATTTTAATTATGATAACATTAGCTTTTGACAGATACGATTTTAAAAGAAAAACACAATAT